ACGCGTTCATCGGAAAGGTAGAGGAAGTGCTCAAGGCAAACGAAGACAAGATACTGGAACAATGACTGACACGCTGCGCGAAAAGCTGGTGGAGATCCTCTCCCCGATAGTACCGGTCACCCTCTCGGAGAGCGAGGTGGGGGAATACCCCTACTGCACATACGAGATGACGACCGTACCTACCTACGCGAAGGACATGATCGTCCGCTACACGGGCACCGCGAATGTCTATATAGCCAGCAAGGTCTTCGAGGAGGCTGACGGCATCGGCGCACAGGTGGCGGAAGCCGTTGAGGAAGGATTCCATTCGGATAAATACGGATCACGCCTTACGGGCGTAACGAAGGACTGCTTCGAGGGCGTCTGGGTGATTACAATGAACTACACACTAATTCAGAAACTATAATGGAAGGCTATAATTTTGGTATTAAAATCGGCGGCAAGCTGGTGCTTGCCAGAACCGATGAGAGCGTCCAGATAGAGGCGCGCATTAAGGAGAGCATCACGAAGGATGACGAAGGCAACACCCGCCGTTCAGTCTCCGGCCATGACGTGACCTTCAATATCTCCAATTTCCTCCGGGTCAACGAGAGCGGAAGCACGACGAAGCTGGACCGCGACGATGTCATGGACATGGTCATGGCTGTCGGAGATTCCGCAGAGTTCGACATCGTCTATCAGGCGACCGGCCTCGACAGCTACGGTGGCAAGGGGATCATCTCCAGCTATTCGGAGAACCATGGCGCGGACGCTGATAGCGAGCCCGCGGGCAGCATTACAATCCAGAGTTCCGGTGCTTTCGCCAAGATCACTTCGCAGAGCAACCCGTAGTATGCAGAAAGACTATATCATACTATCCGGGAAGCGCTATCGCGTTGAGGTCAACTGGAACGCCATGCTCGACTTCGCCGAGCGGGTGGGCATCAGTAATATGGGTGAGCTCATGGACGTGAACGAGCTCGACCTGAAGAACGTGCCCGACCTCTGCGCCGCCGGCATCCGGGAAGGCGAACGCCTTGATGGCCGCGAGTGCAATATCACGGCGAAGGAGGTCTCCGAGCAGATCGTCCCCCGTGAGATGATGCGCTTTGTAGGCATCTACGTCTCCCACATCTCTCCGAAACTCCCCGAGGAAGAGGGCGACGGAGAGGAAAAGGAGCGGCCCTAAATCGGCGGTCACCATCGGTCAGATAAGGGGCTGGGCGTTCGCCCGGCTCCATCTGCCCCGGGAGGACTTCTATTTGATGAGACCTGGGGAATACTGGGAGGCGATCGCCATGTGGTCGGAAGACTCGGGCGCAGACCGGAAGCACATCGGCGAGCTGGTGAGGGGTGCAGCATTCAACCTCTGGAATCTGCAAGTGGACAAGAAGCACCGGTTCCAGGATCCGGCCAAGTGGTGGCCGATGCCGTGGGATGTAGCGAAGAAGGACGAGTCCGTCGAGAAACTGAACAACATGACTGACGAGGAGAGGGACGCCGACGCGTCCAGATTCCTCAAGGAAACAGGCTGGAAACCATGAGCGCAAAAGATCCTAATCTGAAATACCGCATCGGTGCCGAGACCTCCGATTTCGAGAAAGGGGCCGCGAGGGTCAAGCAGGGTCTGAAGGACCTTGACAAGACGAACTCCTCGGTCCTTTCCTCTATCGGGGACGCCTTTGGCGTCAACACCGGCAAGATAGAGCAGATGACGTCATCCATCCGCGGGCTGGGGCAGCAGATGTCGCAGTCGGCCAATACCGGCGTATCTGCTTTCGGAAAATTGCTGCGCTCCATCACCCCTCTCGGAGGTGCCATCGCGGGTATCGGACTGGGTGCCGCGATCGCAAGTTTCAAGACCCTGGCGGCGGAGGCCGACAACTTCAGGAAGACGGTGGCCGGTGCCAACCTCGAGATGGCAACGTCTGCCTACGTCGACACCTACCGGCAGTTCATGAGCGACCTGAACGGTGACACCGCGAAGGCCATGGCCGAGACCCAGAGCGGCTGGAAGAAATTCTGGGGAACCATCGGAGCGACCGCGAAGGAATACTTCCGCTCCGGTGCCTTCGGAGAGGCCGGCGGTCCTGCCGGCGCCGCCACGCAGACCTTCCTCGAGAACACGCAGGCGGCATCGCAGGCGGCTGGCAAGGCAGCGCAGCTCTCCAACGAGATCTATGAACTTGAGCGGAAACGCTCGGAGAACTCGGTCAAGGTAGCGCAGCTCTCCTACGAGATAGCGGAGCAGACAAGGATAGCGAAGGAGCAGGGCACCAGCGCTGCGGAGAAAGAGGCGGCAAGGGCAAAGGCCCTTGACCTCATCAAGCAGAAATACGACATCCTTATTCCTATCGAGAACGCGATCGCCGACAAGATGGCGGAGCAGAACGCCCTCGCAAGCTCCACTCCGGAGCAGATAGACCGGGCGAACGCGCAGCGGGTCAAGGCCCTTGACCTGGCGAAGCAGCAGGAGCAGGAAGTCCGGGCGATCAACCGTCTGACGGGAAGCATCACGAACAACATCAAGGCAGGCAACGACGAGCAGAAGGCCGCTCTCGAAGCACAGCAGAGGATGGCGGAGAGCCGGGCCTTCTGGGCCACGACACTTTCCGGACTACCCACGTCCATCTCTGGGGGTGGCGTCACAGTTCCAACGAAGCTGGGACTTCCGCCTCGGACGGAGTTCGACAACTACAAGCAGCTTGTGTATGCCTACTTTAAGGATGCCGGTCTGATTGTCGATATAGGTTTTCGTGCAGACACCTCGAGGATCTATGACATCACGAACGAGGTGCAATCTATGATGGAGAATTTTGTCGATACAACCGGAAATGCGCTTGGTTCACTTGTCGGTGATCTCTTGAGCGGCGGGGATGCCTGGGGTACTTTCGGCAATGCGGCTCTCTCCGCCATGGGTGACATGGCGCAAGCTGTTGGCAAGATTGCAATAAAGACCGGAATTGCTGCTCTGGGTATTGAGGCCTCGCTGAAGAGCCCCGGCGCTGGTTGGACGGCTATCGCGGCAGGTACGGCCCTCGTGGCCCTGGGCGCTGCCGTCAAGGCAGGTCTCTCCAACGTAGCGGGCGGCAACTACGGGGCCTCGACCAACGTGGCATCCTCGTCCTACTCATCGGGCAACAGCGACTACGCAGGACGGGAGATTACCGTCAAGGTGGGCGGCACCCTGGAGGCCGACGGCAATAAGCTGATTGCAGTTATAAACAACACCAACAAGCGGAACTATTACACGACGGGAGGATAGGATCATGGCATACGGAAATAAATACCTCTTCAAGTGGGAATCGATCCACCATGTCGAATATCAGATCCGTATCCTTCAGGACGGCTACTCCGGCACCGTGACGCAACGCCATCTCGGTGGTGCGCCCGTGCTGAAGATGCAGCAGAACGACTGCGTCAAGGGGACTTCCCTGGAATGGAAGGCGGAGTGTAGTGTGGACGGGGAGTTTGCAGACCTCTACACCTCCTCGCCGCGTGAGTTCTCCGTCGAGCTCTACCGAGCCAACACCAAGATCTGGACGGGCTTCATCACGCCGGAGCTTTACAGCGAGCCGGACATCGCACCGCCCTATGACGTCAGTCTCGTCGCGACGGACGGCCTCGGTGAGCTCAAGCTCTACGACTACGCGAAGATAGGGCAGCAGTCCATCCGATCCATCCTCCAGACGGTCCTCTACTATACGGGGCAGAACAACGAGATCTATTTCGTCTCGCAGCTCTGCACCACATCCGTGACGGACATCAACTTCCTCCGGCTCCTCGAGATGAACCTTGACTTTATGGAGGGCGAGTCCTGCTACGATGTCCTCCAGTCCGTCTTGCAGACCCTTCACGCGACGATCACCCTCGCACGTGGCAAGTGGTACATCATCCGGGAGACCGACTACGAGGTGACCGGCACGTCCATCCGGGCGATTGCAGCCGGCACCAGGGCGCTGTCGAGCGAGACGACGGTCACGGACGCGGTCTACTCCATCGGGCAGATGGGTGTCGCTGACATGTGGCCTGTGGGTTACTCTTCCACGAAGATCATCCCGGCAAAGAAGAAGGTCATCGTTGATGCTCCTTGGCACGTCTCGAACGGCGTGGTCAACGGGGACTTCGCGTCTGCAACCGGATGGACCCGTCCGATGAACTCCCAGAGCCAGACGACCGCCTACATTGCGGGGATCCCGGCCATGCACCTTGGACCCTCCGGTTCGTCGACGGAACTCTACCAGGAGCTGTCGCTCCGCGGCATTTCCGCGCCCATCTCCCTCGAGGTCTCCGCGTCTCGGTCCGGAAGGGGGAGGACCGGCGGGGCCATCAACATATACCTCTCCTACGAGGACGTCAACGACGTGGTCTACTACCTCGCGGAAATAGACGATTCCGAGGGAAACAAGGTCCTCGACTGGACTACCACGGATCCCCAGACGGCATCCGTCCGCAAGGGCCTCACCAGCGCGACGAGCATCAAGGCGGACGCGGACACCATCGAGGTGACCGTCCCGCCTCTCCCTTCCGGGGTCGGGTCCGGGTCGCTCAAGATCGATTTCATCGGCAGCTATGTATATGTCTTCAATGTTGAGGCTTCGGTAGTTCTGGGCAAGGGCTATCGCGATACGATCAACATCGACAACGGAGCACGCGGCGACGCGGATTCCGCGGAGATCCTGACGGGCTATACGCCCGAGGATGTGAGCGACTTCCTGCCGTTCCTCCAGGGCCTCCTCCTCTACAACGATGTCGCGATCTCGTCCTTCTCGGACGGCAATTTCAGCAACCTCGACTTCCTCGCCCTGACCTCCCGCGGATACGCCCTTTCGGTGGCGCTCCCGCGCTTGTCGACGCAGGGGCATTTCAACATGCCGGCGTCCAAGACCTACGCCCCGCTGCTGCTTGACCACAACAACATAAGGATGGCAGTCCAGACGTACAACTGGGATCTCTATGAGGAAGAGATCGACCTGGAGGCGGTAAGCCTTCCAGCAGCCTCCCTGACGGTAGAGGACGAATCGGTCGAGTCGATGGGAGACGCAGAGATGTCACAGGGAACCTCGACCTCCTCGGGTGGCGGCGGTGGCGGTACGGGCTCTGTCAATTCCATCCAGGTCAAGGATCAGTACGGTACAACACATACGAAGAATCCGGATTCTTCCGGAAAGGTAATCCTGCCGAACTATCCGACGATGCTCCGGAACCCGAACGCCTTAATTTTGGCGGAGACGGTTAACGGTACGCCGATAAAGACATACAACGGCGAGAGCGAGGTTACCTTTACAAAGGCCGACTTGCAAGCCGTTCTTGGTGGCGGAGGCGGCGGCTCCGGCACGGTGACGTCGGTAGGCATGACCGTTCCGACTGGACTTTCCGTTTCTGGTTCCCCCATTACGTCCTCCGGGACTCTCGCGCTTTCTTACGCCTCCGGGTACAGCATTCCCAAAACTGTGGACACGGCGAAGGGGGTGACGGCATACGGATGGGGAGATCACTCGCAAGAAGGGTATCTCAAAGCTGACGATCTCGGTGGTCTTGGCCTCTCTGCTCCGGTGTTGCAGATTTACCGGGGCGTCAACTCGGAGGGAGAGATATTCGCTCCGTTCCTCAAAGCCACCCATCCGTTGATGGGGGACACCCGCTTTGATGCCGTCTTTGTCCTCATGATGTGGTCTCCGCGCCGTGGCCGGAAACGGGACCCCAATGAGCCGGAATCGTCCAAATACCGCCGTGGCTGGGGAGAGGCAAGGGGAGAGGTCGCAACCTCCTCACCGCTTACGTTCTCCTTGATTTCGGACCATCATTCTGCGGACAAACCCCTTTCGTCTATACGTCTGCACATCCTGCACAATTACGTCTGCGGAAGGGGCCAATCTTTGGCAACTGTCCATTCGATGAATTGGCAGACCTTCGTCCAGAGCGGACAGGATGGATACGATTATGGATTCGGTGGTCTAAATAACTATTCCGGGACTTCGGCAGAATTCTATGCGAAGGTGTCACGGTCGCGGATGTTTGGCATTGCCGTCCGGGTTTCCAACCCCGCCTTCGATGAACTTGTAAGCGGATCACTTGTTGAAACAACGCGACGGATCGGAGGCACTCCTCGTTACTTGTATAGTGCTGTGACCCCTTTCCGTGTGATTATAGGAAAGGACCAGATTGGTAATACTACAATGGGATTCCAGATGCAACCGATATGTGCGCCGACAAGATAAAAAAAGAGACCGCCTCCGCTGGAAGCGATTCTCTGATATAGACTCCGCTGGAATCATAAGAAGGGCCAGGCCTCCGCTGGAAAGCCAGCCAATGCAAATATAAGAAAGATTTTTGACAATATCGCAATATAATTATGGCAACACTTCCCAAATGGCGGCAATACTCCGACGGAGTGCTCCGCGCAACCCTTACCGATAGCGGCGTGGCGGTCGATTGGACCGACCTCTCCGACATCTCCGCGTGGATATACAGTGACGACCAGCAGGCACTCGCCGGGCCGTGCGGCGTGACGATCGATGCGGAGGATAACGAAAAGCTCATCTGCACCTACGGAGCCGACCAGCCGCAGTTCCTCGGGGTCAACTCCCTCTTTGTCAGAGCGACCTACCACGGAAGGCGGAAAACCTACGACACCAAGGCTTTCGAGATCGTGGCAAGGGATGCAGACCTTGACGGCGAGGCCATCGTCCTGGACGACCCGGACCTGGATGTCGATCTCGAGGTCTCCGGCGTTTCGACGTCCATCATCGATGCGGCCATCGATGCAGCCCTGGATGCGGCGCAGGTGGCCCTCGACGCAGCGCAGCAGGCGAGTTCCCCGGCCCTCCCGATCATCGGCGACAACGGGAATTGGTGGCTGTGGAACGTCAGCACGCAGGAGTATGAGGACAGCGGACAGAGCTCGAAGGGTTCGACCGGCCCCGCCGGTCCCCAGGGCCCGAAGGGTGACACCGGAGCGACCGGAGCAACGGGAGCGACGGGTCCCCAGGGCGAGAAAGGAGACAAGGGGGACAAGGGGGACAAAGGCGATACCGGAGCGACGGGAGCCACCGGCCCCGCCGGGCCTGCTGGCGTGAACTCTGCGACCGTATCGGTGGACGAGACGACCGGAACACCGTCCGCGCAGGCAAGTGTCAATAACGGCGTTTTAGCGCTGTCTTTCTCCGGGCTGAAAGGAGAGAAGGGCGAAACCGGAGCCACCGGCGAGACGGGGGCGAAAGGCGATAAGGGCGACAAGGGCAACACGGGAGCGGCAGCAGGATTCGGAACGCCGACGGCAACCGTCGACGCGAACACCGGCACCCCTTCCGTGGAGGTCTCTGCCTCCGGCTCCAACACCGCGAAGGTGTTTGCCTTCGCCTTCCACAACCTCAAGGGAGAAACCGGAGCGGCTGGTTCTCAAGGTCCTGCTGGTCCGACTGGCCCTGCCGGTGCGTCTGCCATAAAGACAAGGGTCGACCACACCTCCAGCGAAACGAGCGTGACGGGATTGGCGTGGGACACCCTCCATGTATGGCCGGAAATGGCGTCGCTGACCTTCACCCTCGCGGCGGTTCCCTCGGACGGGTATGAGCATCAGATTACCATCGTCTTCGACACCCCGGCGGACCTCACGAACTTCAACCTCGGCGTCCCGTCGACCCTGCTCTGGGGCAACAACATCAACCTCGCGAACAACCTCTCTGCCAGCACAAGGTACGAGGTCAACATTAACAGCGGTTCACTCATCGCCCTCTACACGGAGGCGGCACTCGCAACATCGTAAGTTATGGCAGCGGAAACTACATTCAGGCCGGACGAACGGCGTCCCGATCTCATGGTGGACCGGGACCGGGCCATGCTCCTGCTCTATGACAAGGGCAAATGGATTGGGGGGAAGGTGCTTTCCAAGACGAGCAACTGGGAGGAGGAAGAAGGATATCTCTTGGCAAACTCAAATTCGGCAAGCAATATCGTAATAGAGACGGATTTTGTCTACAACGGAAATCCATTGCTGACGGCGGCAGAACGATTTATCTATGTAAATAACAACACAAATTCACACACCGCGAAGGTCCAAGTCGGATACATGAACGATTCCAACACCTTCACCCTCATCGGGTCGAATGAGGGCGTGTCGTCGCAATCCGTCAATAAGCAGACCGTCTACAACGGCATCGAGGCGAATGGATACTACATCAACCAAAAGAAGGTAAACCTTACAAACCGGACAGCAGCGAAGGGGCGGAAGGTCTGCATCCGGTTGACCACTTATTTCGGCATCTGGAAGATAGACAAAGTATGGCTTTCTGGTATTACAAGACTATAAAAGCATAACTATATGAGACTAAAATAAACAGCCATGATAGTTTACTACAAAATCATCGACGGGGAACGGGTAGACTTCCCCGGATACATCAAGGACGACGAGAAGGGTGTCGTCTATTACAACCCGACGGAAAGCCTCATTCTCGCCTACGGCTGGATCAAGGAGGAGATTATCGACCCCATCCCGGAGCCGACCCCGCAGGGGGAGCCGGATATGGATACCGTGCTGAACAAGCTCAAGGTCCTGGCCCTGCCGACCCTCCAGGCCCTCGACGACGAGGACGCCCTCGCCGTCATGGAGTGCTTCCCAACATGGGAGTCCCTTGTCGGTAAGGCGGTCACGGCGGGCGAGCGCATCTGGGACGACGGCAAACTGTTCCGGGTCGTTCAGTCGCACACGGTCCAGGAGGATTGGAGACCGGCGGAGCTCCCGGCCCTCTACACCCAGGTAACCCTCGACGAGTGGCCGGAGTGGAGACAGCCGACCGGGGCGCAGGATGCCTACAACAAGGGAGACAAGGTGACGTTCGAGGGCAAGCACTACATCTCGCTCATCGACGGGAATACATGGAGCCCGGCGTCCTATCCCGCCGGGTGGGAGTTAGTCGAATAGGAGGACGGAACCATGATCGGAGACAAAGACCTCGCACTCCAGGCGGGAGTGGCCGGAGCCGCTGTTGCTTTCTTGCAGCAGGCGGTCCTTCGGATGGTGCCCTACACCATTATCGCTATCCCTCTTATCGCGCTGGATATGCTGTACGGAATCCGGGCAGCGAAGTATCGGAAGGAGACCATCCGGCTCTCCACTGCGATCCGGCGGACCCTGACCAAGATATTCAGCTATCTCTGCTGGATTATCCTCTCCTCCGCCGTTGCTCTTGCTTTCGAGCGGACCTGGTTGGAGTGGGTTATCCTCGGGCTGGTTTTCCTCAATGAGTTCAGCTCCGTAGTCGGGAACTACCTCGAGACAAAGGGACTTGAACTTTCTTGGAAGGCAATCGGTGCCGCCGTCTCCCGAATCTTTGGCCAGAAAGCAGGCATCGATACGGAAGGAATTAATCCGGCTGACTTCGTCGTAGAAAAACCGAAACCGGCCCAGCCCAGAAACGCGAAGGGACAGTTCACCAGCAAGAAGGACGTGAGGCCATGACGGAGCGGGAGAAGATAATCAGCGACCTGTCGCCGTACTTCAAGGTGAAGGAGCTCGTCTGCGAGCACACCTTCGCCAAGTACGGGGAGCGGTCGTGGGACTTCCTGGACACCGACTACCTCAAGGTGCTGCTCCTCCTCCGCCGCGAGATCTTCCGCCGGCCCATGTTCTGCAACTTCGGCAGCTACCATCAGAGGGGTCTCCGGTGCAACCGGTGCCAGCTGGTGAGGAGCAAGGAGGGCGTCTACCTCTCCGCGCACGTCCTAGGCAAGGCGGGGGACTTCACCATCCAGGACCTGACGTCGAACGCGGCGAGGATGCTGGTCAGGAACAACGCCAACCGCTTCCCCGTGCCGGTGAGGATCGAGCGGAACGTCAACTGGCTGCACATCGACGTGAGACCCGACGGCTCGAAGCCCGAGGCGAAGGTCATCGAGTTCAACGGATAGCGCAAAGGGCCGGGCAGACGCCCGACCCCGTCGCATTTTGTGAAACTTTAAGCCTTCAGGCACAAAGATAATGAATAATTTTATAAAGATTGCAACAGTCGTGGGCCTCGCCCTGGTGTTCCTCGCCATCCCGTTCATGGCGGGCTGGTGGATAGGCGAAAAACGCGCATTTGACCGTTTTGAGCCTCACACCGACACATTGTTCATCCCGCGGGAGATCGTCGTCGAGAAGCCCGTTGAGGTGGTGAAATGGCGCACTATGCTACGCACCGACACCGTGCGCCTCGCGTCGGTCGACACCCTTACCGTCTGCGACTCCGTCCTCGTCGAAGTGCCTATCGAGCAGAGGGTATTCGCGGACAGCAACTACACGGCCTTCGTCTCCGGCTGGCGTCCCGTCCTGGATTCAATCCGCATCACCGCCCCGACGATGGTCATCAAGGAGACGGTCAGGCAGAAGGCTCCCCGGTTCAGCCTCGGAATAGCCGCCGGGCCTTCCGTCATATACAACGGGTCCGTTCACGCCGGAATCGGCGTAACCGCTGGAATCATGTATCATTTCTAATACTATTGCCTTATGTTACCTCTTATGTCTGACGCAATGTCCTGGGTAGTTGGCGGAGCTCTCGGGGTCGTCATGTTCACCGCCGTAATTATTTATTGCATCAAGATCGGATACCTTTCCGACCCGCGGAAGGACCTCCGGATCCTCTGGTCATGGATCATCTTCGTGGGTGCCGACCTCCTCTGCCTGGTGATGTTCATCGTCCATCTCTGCAAAGTGCTCGGATAATGGCCACAGTGAATTATCTCAAATACTGGGTAGGACCGACGGCCATCACCCTCCGGGACTCCTACCAGGTGAGCAAGATTCATTTCGAGCGGCAGCTCCTGCGGATCCGGAACCTCTACCCGACGCACGCGATCTTCGCGGCCCGGTCGATGGGTTCGCTCAAAAGGGAGTGGGCGGGGCACAACGCGCTCTATGCCCTCGGGATCAAGCGCAGCCGGACAAGGGACTGCGACCTCGAGTATCCGCAGCAGTGGCACGTCAAGGTAGCCTGGGACGTCCTCGGGTTCCTCGCATGGCCGTGGATCAGATAGACCGATAGGGAGGAGGCTCTGCGATTCTTTTCATGGATGGATGTTATTTGGGTTCTTTTGTTTCACACTACTACTGCATCCCTCCTCCCTTTCTCACACCCCCGTGCGGCAATCCTCCGTCCGCGTCGGAAACGGTCGAGAGTTGAGCGACTACACACGGGGACCAATACGGGGAGCCGCACCCGTCAAAAGCGGCGGAAGGATTCACTACAGTTTTTTCATGATTGGTTATTGGTTTTTCCTCCCCGGGCGCGATGCTCCGGGAGGTTTTTTTGAAAAAAATGTAAATTTTCTTTGATTTTGTTTGCAAATTCAAAAAATAGTGTTACCTTTGTACCCAGAAACAATAACGAAAACACAAAAAAGTCATGGAACTCACACTCACCCTTTCCCGCTGCGTTGAAGTCGCAAAGAAGCAGACCCTCCGCTCTTCCGAAATGAAGGACTGGAAGATTAGGAACAAAAATAACCGCCGGATGCGTGAAATTGCCCGAGAGCTTGTCTCAAAGAACGGGGGCTATGTCATTGGTACACCCGCAGAGGTACGAGAGGCCTACGGCGTCAATGTCGGCGGGCTCTCCGATCCCCGGAAATTCGTCTGGGGCGTTGATTGGAATGACGTCTGGAAACAACTTCAGTTCACCCCGATCTATGACCAGAAAATCTATGAGTAGCAGATATGCCCTTTCTGCCCACCCTTCGAGAGAGGGCTGGCTTCGCGTCTCCGACAAGTTGTGGGGGATCCATTGTGATTTCGAAGCGCACCGCTTCAACGAGACGCAAGAGTTCCCGGACGCTGGAAAGCTACCGGGGGATCCTTTGGTCATCGCGAGGATCATGCGTGAGTTGGGAGAATGGCTCCTGGATAACCATAAGGAGGAGGCTTTCTGATGCCACGAGGAGGAAAGAGACCGGGATCCGGGAGACCGGCACCGGACGGGAGAAGGGTCGCGATAGCAGCCCGGGTGACCCCGGAAACGGCAAGGAAGCTGAAAGAGATCACCGGCAGGACGGGCGAGAGCCTCGGCAAGACGATCGACTCAATAGTCAAGGATTACGGCGGGGAATGACCCCGCCCTTTTTATGGCCAAGAGTGACAGTATAGTGTCCCTTTTTTGCAACTGATTGATAATCAGTATAGTTCGTGGAGATGGGCGGACCAGAATGGAAAGGTCTTGAAGGCTCTGCACGGCTCACAGAGGCGCAGAAGGCCGTTTCCGTATGGGCGCTCGGGTTCTTGTAGGCTCATAAAAGTCCCTAAAGTACGCCTGTAGTGCCACGCCTCTCGTCGAAGAGGGACATGGCCTGCGCCTTCGTGGTGTCGGCCACCGCGATGTAGGGGCGCATGGCGTCGTAGTCGGCGTGCCCGGTCCACTGCATGACCACCGTCGGGGAGATCCCCATCGCCAGGGCGTTGACGATGAAGGTGCGCCTGCCGGCGTGGGTCGTCACGAGCTCGTACTTCGGATGGACCTCGTCATGCCTCTCCGATCCGGTGTACCATGTCCGGTGCGTCGGCTCGTCTATCTTGCAGAT